TGCTGTAGTAATAGCTCTATGTGGATAATTCTTTTGAGCTGTTTCATATATACGTGATCTATCTAAAGGCCAACCACTCTCTCTTATATTATCATTAGCTACAAAGAATGTCCAATGATAATCAGTAGTACCATAAAGTCTAAATGATAGTGTATCAGCTCTCTCACCTGGTTGTATTATATATTTCTCATAAACTGTTACATCATCTCTATACTGATCAATTAGATTCACATAAGTGTTTAACTGTTGAAATCTAACGAACGATTCGGCATCTCCAAACTTATATAATGTTTGTGGAAAATCTTTAAAATACATTAGTAGTTATCCTTAATGTCTTCACGGTTAAGTGGTCTTGTTTCAGTAAATGATAATGTAACCTCTACATCAGTAAAGCCGCCATCTTTATAGAAACCTTGTCCAGCATTATTATATGTAGTAGTAACATTAGTTAGATATGATGGTAGTATTTTTGTGAATACATCTTGATCTCTATATAACATCTTTATTTCAAATGGGTCTGGAAATTTATAACCTATAGCAACTTGATCAGTACCTATCTCCTCTGGGTACATAGCTGTTCTAAACAGTTTAATAATACTTTTAATTCTAGCAACTTCTTTAGGGTTATTAGGTATAAGTTTAAACGTAAAGGCAAAGTTTCTCATAGGAACACTATTAAACAATGTTCTACTATTAGGGTTTAATGATACACGTGTAGCAGCCGATGTTGCATTAGCAACTGTAGTATTTGCTTTACTAGCAACTTTAAGTGCAGCTAAACTAGCTCCGTCGCTATTAGCATTATTTACAATCCCATCTATAAGACCAGATGTTGATTGTTGTACAGCAGCCATTGCGGCTTGAGCCAAGTTTTTTCCAGTATTAAGTGAGTTAACAATTCCAGCACCAATAGCACCAAGTTCCACATTCTGATATGCAACACCATCATTAAAAGGAATACTTTGTGGCATATATAATGATACCCACCAATCACCATTTGCTTCTAATGGTGTTCTCTTAATACTTCGAGTTAATGTTTTTTCTTCTATATCTGTTACTGCTATAGAAGAACCTAGACCATCTCTTTCTGTAGAAATACCTTCAACATTCATTTCGGCTAAGTTGATTTCTTTTACAAAGTTTAGTAAATCGTTTGCAGTCAGAGGTGCTATGTTAATTTGACGAAATACAATCTCAGCGGGATACTCATTTGTATCGTCGATTGGGAAATTATACGGGCCTTTTGGTTCATTGATCATCTTATAACCTTAATATATAGAAGTAATTAGTATTATTTATAAGGTAAATCATGGCTCATAGTGGTAAATTTAGACCAAAGAACATTGAAAAGTATAAAGGTGACTTCACTAAGATAACATATAGATCAAGTTGGGAGCTAAAATGTTTTAATTGGTGTGATCAAAGCACTGCTGTTAAGTATTGGTCAAGCGAGGAAGTTGTAATACCATATCTTTATGCTGTAGATAAGAGGTATCATAGATATTTTATGGATCTAAAGATCACATGGAAAGACGGATCTGTTGATCTTATAGAGATTAAACCAGATAAAGAAACAAGACCACCAGAGTATCCAGGGAAGAAAACAAAAAGATATATTAACGAAAGCCTATCTTACATTAAGAACGAAAACAAATGGGAAGCAGCCAGAATATATGCTAAAGATAGAGACTGGGGTTTTCAGATATGGACAGAGAATACTTTAATTAAGATGGGTATTATGCCTAAACCAATTAAAAGACTAAAATCAATTAAACCTCTAAAACCTTTCAAGACAAAGAAAAAAACTACTAAAAAATAGTATAAATAACATCATGAGCAAAAACTTATTTAATAGAATATCCGCAGAAGCACTCAGAGCTGGTATCACACCAAGGACTGACCAATCACGTGAATGGTTCCGTAAGCGTGCGCAATCAATGCGCAGAATCAATCGTGAAGGTTTAATGCGTGCGGAGTCTCTACAACTATCTAAAACTAGTGTAATAGGCAATATGTATATGTTCTTTTATGATCCAAAGCATAAAGATACATTACCATACTATGACCAGTTTCCTCTTATCTTTGTTATAGGAGATGCTAAAGGTGGTTTTATGGGATTAAACTTACATTACTTGCCACCAATTCTAAGAGCTAAACTACTAGATGGTTTAATTGATCTAAAGAATAATGATAAGTACAATGAAACAACAAGACTAAAACTTAGTTATGAGTTACTCAATGGCTCATCTAAGTTTAAAGAATTTAAACCTACAATAAAACACTATCTCACAGCACACGTTAAAAGTAGATTGGCATTAGTACCACCATCAGAATGGGAAATTGCTACATTCTTACCTATGGCTCAATGGAAAGGTGCTTCTTCCAACCAAGTGTATAAACAGTCAAGGAAAATGATATGACCTTTAGCGTTGATCAGATGAAATCTCTTATAGGTAAAAAGGGTGGGCTTGCTCAAGCTAACCTATGGAAAGTGCAATTACCAAACTTAGGTATAGAAGCATCATATGATCTTAACTTGCTTTGTAAAGATGTACAATTGCCTGGTCGTCAGATACTTACTCAAGAGCGTATCATTGGCATGAAGCAGAAAAAAGTTGCTTATGGATATGCTGAAGAGGATGTTTCTATGACATTCTATGTAATGAATGATTACGGCATTAAAGAATACTTTGATGAATGGCAATCTAGGATCATTGACTTCCAAACAAAAGAATTAAAATACAAAGATGATTATGTCTTTGATATAGAAATTACTCAATTACAGAAGAAAAAACGCAACGGTCTTTCTGTTAATTTTGAAATAGACTTTACTGCAAATAACTTAGCTGATCTATTTGATTTCAGCATTACAAGTGATATTGAAGTATATAAATGTAAATTGATTAGAGCATTTCCAACTACTATTAATGCTCTTCAACTAAATAGTGAGCAAAATGGTTTGCTTGAATTAAACATCCAGTTCAGCTACGACGACTGGATATCATAACATGGAGTTATTATGGCTTTACCGAAACTAAACGACCAACCCAAGTATGAATTGATCATACCTTCTACAAAGAAAAAGATTAGATTTAGGCCCTTTCTAGTTAAGGAAGAAAAGGTTCTTTTACTTGCTATGGAATCAAAAGATGAAACACAGATTTTATCATCTATTGTTGACACTATAGAAGCTTGTGCCGAAGGTGAATTAAACACATCTAAGCTAACAACATTTGATATTGAATTTATGTTTACACAACTAAGATCAAGATCAGTTGGAGAAAATGTTAAATTATCATTAGCTTGTGGTCAATGTGAAGAATCTAATGAAGTATCAATACCAATTGATAATATTAATGTAAAAGGTAATATGAGCTTAGAAGGATCTGTTATTGAATTAAACTCTGATATATCATTAGAGCTACAATGGCCTACTTATAATAGTGTAGTAAATGAATCAAAGACTACAGCTGGTAAATCAAGCTCTGAATCAACATTTGATATGATTAAGATGTGTATTAAGACAGTGGTTACTGATGAAGAAAGAATTATCTTTGCTGGTGAAAGTAAAGTTGACCAAGATAACTTTATTAACTCTATGAATACTAGTGATCTTAATGCCATTAAAGAATATATGGAAGATATGCCAACACTTAAACATGATGTTAAATTTGTTTGTCATAGTTGTAATAAAGATAATGAAATGACACTAAGTGGTATGCAAGATTTTTTCTAGTATGTCTGTCTCATAATAGTATAATTAATTACTATAGAAATAACTTTGCTTTAATGCAACACCATAACTATAGTTTGAATGAGATAGACAGTTTAATACCATGGGAAAAAGAAGTTTATATAACAATGCTTGAAACGCATTTGAAAGAACAAGAAGAAGAAACCAAAAGGCGGAACAATGGCAACTAATCTCGAAGATGTAGTAAAGCAATTACATAAGAACAATACAGAGACTGCTAATCTCAATAGGAACTTTAAACAATGGTTCTTAACTCAAGAGCGTGCACGATTAGATGCCCTTGAGAAAGAACGAGAAAGTAAGTCCGAGAAATCAGACAAGCCTGCCAAAGCTACTAAGATTGATGGAAATAGTGGTGGTGATAAGTTTAATGTTGGTTTATTTGGTTTAATGGGTTTAGCCGGAAAGCTAGGAACATTTCTTGCTGGTATTAGTGCACTAGGTTTAACTATGGTAGGGTTACGTGGTTGGGAATTACCTCTTATTAAGAAGCTTAATGGTCTTACTGGATTTACAACAAAGATTGGTGATATAATTGAAGAAACAAAGAGTAAGTTTAAAACTAACTTTAAAACATTAATACCTAGGCTTGGTATCCAAATTAAGTCTTTTCTTCGTCCTTTAACTGTAGTTGGTACTGCATTAAGTGCTTATTTCTTAGGACCAGGTGCTAAGATAGGAGCATCAGTAACTAAATTTTTTGGTGGTTCAGTACGTGGTATAGGTAGCACTTTGGCTCCTATTTCAAAACTTATGGGTAAAATTCTTTGGCCATTAGGCATTTTAATTTCTGTATATAAAGGATTTGAAGATTTTGGTAAATCAAAGGAAGAAACATTTCTAGGAAAATTTGGTGATGGTTTTTCTGGATTTATTGGCTCATTTATTGGAGCACCTTTGGATCTACTTAAAAATGGATTAGTCTGGGGTGTTGGAAAAATGTTTGGTCTAAGCCCTGGTGATAAAGGTAGATATAATGAAACTTCTGGTTTAAGTAAATTTTTAAATGCTGCTAAAGCTATGAGCTTTGAAGATATTATTAAAGGTATTGTTAAAGCGCCATTTACTCTTTTTATAAATGCAGCTAACTATATTGAAAAATTAAGTAAACTTAATGATAAAGAAGGTTCAAATGCAGTATTTAAGAAATTATGGGAAGATACAAAGTTAGTTGCATTCGGTACAGTTGATTCTGTTGAATGGCTATTTGATCTAATAGTTAATGATCCAATAATGAACCTAGTTAAATCTTTAACTGGTGCAGAATTTACAGATAAAGATTTTACACTAAATCCAATAACAGGTATTAAAAACCTTGTAGCAAAGATTAAAGAAATATATAAAGTACCACCAGAAGATGAAAAGGCTATAAAAGCAGAAATCGACTCTGTAGATGGTACAAGAAAGAAATTTGGTAAAGACATAAGCTCCTTTTTCCAAACTGCTGGTGATAATGCAATGAGAGATTTAAAAGGATCTTGGTTAAATATTCAACTACAGTTTCAAAGATTAACAGCTTTCTTATCAGAGATGCCACAAAAACTAATGATTAGCATGGTTGGAAAGATTAATGATATATTACCAGAGAGAATACAAAAGTTTGCAAATACTGATGAACTTGAAATTAGTCTTACTCAAGAGCTTAAAAATATAGAATTAAGAAACATTGAAAGACAAAGTGATATTCTCTTAAAACAATTGCAGGGTGGTAATATAACTAGTGGTCAATACCTACAAGACTCGGCTATGTTACTTAAAAATGCTGATAGAGGTGGTACAGGACAATTATTATATCAAGATAATAGCCAGAATAATCCAATAAATAATGTGGCGATTAGCAATGTCTCTGGTGCTATGAAAATATCAAATTCTGGTAATGATAATGCCTTTGGGGCTACTGTTAATACAGGTAAAACAGGACCAGCTGGTATCTAAAAAAAAGGGCGGAGAATAAACCCCGCCCCTTTAAGATATTTAATTAATATTAATCTTCGGCTGCAAGACGGGCAAAGTATGACATAGTGTCATCAGTACCTGTACTCTCCATAGCTTCTGCCGTTACTGGCTCCACAGCTGCCGCAAAGGCAGGTGCTTCAGAAGCAACCGGAGAAGGTGCTGCAGAAATTGTTTCTAACTCTTCACGTGCTTGAGTTGTCATAGTGCTAGTACCTAACACTTTATTCAACTTAGCCTTTAACTCATCATATGATTTATAGTTCTTAGGATCAGAGAATTCTGTTAGATCATGTAACTTGCCATAAATCTCTTCCAATTCATTCTCATCTGAAGACAAAGCACTTGCTGATGCAAACTCAGACTTGTCATAGTTTCGATAACCTTCTACTTGACGAATCTTTAGTTTAAAGTGTGCACCTTCCCAAAAATCAAATGGGTTGATAGGTGATTCATCTGCAAACTGTGGCTGCATAACATCCATGATTTTATCAAAGATTTTCTTACCGAACTGATACAACACAATCTTACCTTCATTAGCAGGATTAGCTGGATCAGAAACAACCATTGCATTAACTACATAGTGTAGTCGCCGCTTTTGTTTACGAACTACTTCTTTATTCGAGTCAATACCCGAGTTCCAGAGTTCTGAGTTGTGCTCAGACACTGGGTCTTGCTGACCAATTGAAGTCAATGATTTTTCTATGTACCACTGACCTGTTGGCCCTTTGAATCCATGATCCCAATAACGGACCCATGGTAATTCAGAACCTTCGGTTGCTGGAAGAAAGCGCAGTACAGCATAGCCATTACCTGCTTTATCCACCGTTGGTTTCCAAACACGATCATCACCATAGTTTTTCTTACCACCACCTGAACCGGCGCCAGCTGCATCTGCGGCTGAGATAAGTTTTGAGATTTGATCACGATTACGTTTTAGGTTTGCAAAAGACATTTATATTTTCCTTATGTTTTATATTGCTGAAGTATTACTGTAATATCATACTATATTTTCGGCTCAATGTAAACCCTTTATTCTTCAAAAGGTAAACTATTTTGCCTAGGGAGATAGTTCAAATTCATAGCCTCTCCCTCTAGTTTCTCAACGATAACACCGTTGAGAAATTTCTTTACATCTTCGGGCTCAATGTTTGTTTCTTCACAGACATCTATCACTGCATCCATATAGGATAACTTTTTGCCAAATACGGTAGTTTCTACCATACGAGAGAATTTACTTTTATTCAAGAAAACTGCTTCACTCATTTATCCATAGCCCTTAATATAATTGTTTCTTTATTTAGTCTTCCGTTAGGCACCTCTGTCTTAGTAGTCAGAGTTCCCCACATCTTATTAATTTGATTAGGTGTTTTACCTAAAGCAACTGGGAGGACTTCAGAAGGTTTTCTTACCTTTGTCATCCTTGATAATTCAAGATCAAACCCTTTTAAGGAAGTGCCCTTGATTTCAAACCCAGTTGCTTTACGGCTTACATATTCGGTCAGCTGTTTATATTTAGTGTTAAAGGTATACAATCTCATAGCACCAACAACCATCATTGGGTGTATTGACTTGATCTTATATTCTTTAGACTCCAACAAGAACTGCATCTTAGCTACTTGTTTATCCGCACTCTTAACTCTAGGTTTACGAGGTGCACGTGTAGCTTTTTTGCTCATGATGTACTTTTGCGCATCATCTATAATGTGCTGAACGAATTCCAGATATTTCTTTCTAGCACGTGTTGGTACATTTTCATAACCCTCAATCAGATCAGGGGTCTTTTTTGTAACCAACTCATTGAGTTCATCACGCAATGGTGTGTAGTAAGAAACAACTGCACTAGCTGTCGACTGAGGATAAGCATCTTTAGTCAGTTCATCATATATAGAATACTTCATCTGAACTTCATGTTTATCGTCAAAGTATGTATCAAGAATATTCTCAATACTGCCAATAAACTCAGATGTTTTTTCTTTTATGATTTCAGCTGGTGTTTTGCGAGGCTTAATTGCTACAACATTCTCTTCCTTAGCCGTTAAGGCTTTATTACCTAGTACAGTAATATATTCAAAGAATGTTTCCAGTGCTGCTTTTGCATTCCAATTGGGAGGGAAATCGTGCCCTTTTTGCTCCCACAAAATAGTAGAAGCAATAAAGTGCTTGGGTGTAAAAGCATATTCTGGTGCAGCAAGATAGACCCGCTGGGTAGGCTTGTCAAACGTAGCACGAATATAAGTTTTGATAAGAGATGCAATATCTTTCTTATCTACTTCCATTCGAATGTATTCATTAAAGTTGCGAAAGTTATTCTCAGGTGCAGCACCAAAACCAGTTTTTTTACGTGCTCTTGGTAACGCCTTAGTCTTTTTCTTAACAGCCATAATATATCTCCGTTTGATTGTATAACTATTATAACACATATAAAAACAAATGTAAAGTGTTTTCTTTACTTTTTTTAATTTATTTTTTGTATGGATGTAAAACTATCTCTCCATTCTCATCCCAGTTATGTTTAACAAAGCCTTGTTCACAGAGATACTCAATTGTATCACTAACAATTTCATCACGTGATTTTGAAAAGTAATTCTTATGAACATAAAATCCGCATACAGCGCATCCTACACCATATAGTAGTGACAACATATTCTCATCAATATACAATATAAGTACCTCCGTTTAAATTATTATTTATATTATGTAAATGATAATACATTCTCTACACGGAAGGACCGAAATGCTTGCTTGTTAACATCCCAAACTGGAATTGTTTCTTCATTGACCGCTCCGTGCTCAGCTTTTTCATCTGAGGTAGCTGCTCTGGCTGGAAGTGCTTCTGCCATAAGTGTGCAAGTCATATCACGCTCTTCACCATTAACTTTGGTAAATATTACGCGGCATTCTTTTTTTAACAATTGACTAATCATTTCATTACGTGTCAACATTATTTTCTCCTTGTTTAAAGTGGTATGCGCCTTGAGGTAATTCCCAGGCTTTCATAAGTTTGCGGTACATATCCGCAGTCATTCCAATTACATTAAAATTATCTAAATTATCCTCCCATTGTCTGATAAAAGCATCACCGTTTGCAGTGAAGTGTACAGTAACATCCTCAAACTCTTCGGTGGTATCAAGAATTGTTACAACAGTTTCATTATATTCATGATCGTGTTCAATTGTAAACATTAGCTTCCCATCTTTGATACTTCTATTGCTTGATCCTTATTAAGTATAGGAACAGCATTAGACTTGTGCATAGTAGCAATACCTTTAATAAGAGTACCTGTATATTTATTAGCTTCTCTCTTAGTACCATTACCAGCAACCTTATCTGAAGTCATTCTAGGACCTGTATTATAATCAGGTATCTCAGTACGATACTCCGTCTTAGGTTTATTCTTCACACCCATTGATTTTAAGAAGGCTTCGTGCTTCTCTTGTGCTTTCTTCCACCCGGGTGCTTTCTTTCTTTTAGATTTACCATGGACTTGAACGCCCTGTATCATATGCATACTCATATAAATCTCCAAACTATTTAAAGTAGCGCCTCAGAAACAACAAAAAGGAAGTGTACTTTTAGGCAATGCCCTCCGTACGAGACGCTAGTTAAAATAGTTTTCGTGGGAGGGACTTTCTGCAGTGCCCCTCCCCTTATCTACTTTCCCGTCAGTAGCAAACGCCTGGGTTTCCTTCGGTACCAGATGGTCATACCCACCTAACAATACCATGTACATTGGCAGTTAGGTTTTTCGAAACAACTGAGACTAGTCCCAATCGTTATCGAATTTTGTAGTCTCCCGCATTGTGTCACCATAGTATTGATCAGCATATTTAGATGCGTCAGTCCATTGGTAGATGTTCTCACGATATGCAGGCTCTTGCATTACATTAGTCTTACGAACAACAGGTCTAGCATTAACAGTTCTAACCTGCTTAACAGATGCTTTTTTAAGTTTAGCCATTTTATTGCGACGGTCGCCGATCTTTTTGATAAGAGCTAAACGGTCTGCTTTTTGAGTTGATGTCATAATCATAATATATTCTTTCTGTTTGTTTCTATAAGTAGTATAGCATATAAGAAAGGCGATGTAAAGCATTATTATCGCCTTTTTAAAAGTTTTTTTATAATGCACACTCATCACATCTAGTGATGTCACCGTCTGTTTCGTCTTTAATCCATTCACAGTCTGCACAACCTTGTGTATCATTTTCTGATCTTATTGTAAGAGCAATTTTATCAAAGTCTTTATAAAAGCCTTCTGTACTTGAATAGAATTTAAAGCATTCGTGATAAGCATCAGCATCTATAAAATTCCAGATGATGTCACCATTGATATCTAAATTTTCTGGGTTAACGATTGCGTTACGGATTGAGTTAGTTAATTCTGTAATAATCTTTGACATAATGTAATTCCTTAGTTATTGTTTCTATAACTAATATAACACATATAGATATAGATGTAAACAACTAAATTAACTTTTTTTAAATTAATTGTAAATACAGCAAAAGTGTTACAATTATGTTACACGAGGAAAAATTATGTTATATGAATGCTTGAGTAGATATGGTGATGTATATGGGCTACGTCAAAAGATAAGGACCAGTGAAGTTGAAAAACAATTAAAATTATATGAAAATGATTGGATACAATACAATCCTCGTAAAAAGATTGATAGATGGGGATTAAGTATCACTAGCTTAGATGGTGGCATGTCTGGTATACCGGATTTAGACTCTGTAAAAGAATATAATATTAAACATAATTTAAACTTAGATGAAACAGATTTTAATAAAAAAACGGAATTATGGAATTTAGTAGAGGATGCATTTAAACCTTTTGAAAATCATTTAGGTAGAACACACTTTATTAAGATGAATGCAACTGGTATGTTTCCCCCTCATAGGGATCAATTTACAAGAGAATTGAGCTCATTTAGATTATTTCTTCCTATATACGGTTGCAATCCACCAAACACTTATTTTATTTTAGATGAGAAAATAGTAAACTTTGAACATGGCAGAGTATATTTTTTAAATACCTGTAAGGTTCATACAGTGTTTACAACATGTGATCCTTCACTATTTGCTGTTGCTAATGTAATCTTATCAGAAGATAGTGTTGATGCTGTTTTAAATAATCTGCAAAAAAGCTGATGTTATTGTGGGTTGCGTAGATAGTTAATATCACCTTTATAGAATACATACTGTAGATTATTTGCTTTCTTTAAAGGTGGGCTTCCTATCTGTAGCTTATCTGGATATACATTCCACTCTTTAAATATATCAGGGCGTGCTCTTTTAAGTTTAGTAAAGAAACCTTTACTGAATTCCCGTGTCCATATTATAAGAGGCACGTCAAGATTATCTACACAATAGGTAAGCTCTTTAAAGTCATCTACTTTTTCAAACATAGATGTACCGTCTGTTCTAAAGTCTTTGTAATGATAATACCTAGACATAACTCTTACAACACCAGGATATATATTCTCACATCCAGAGCATAACACGGGTTCGTTATTATCAAATACAAAGTTAAACATTACCATTCTATCTAAGTTTAGATTTGAAAAGGAATAGTTATCTGATAACCTATCTGTACCTTTCTCTACCTGTAGTTGTAGAAAAGCATCATTACATAAGTCAGTTTCTTCATAAGTAAGTTTCGAGTCTTTTATATAAGAAACTATTCTCACAGAATTGATTCAACTCTATCTTTAAACGAATGAAAGTCAATAGCAGGTATGTTATTCCATCTTGTGACAAAGGCACATCTAGGAGCCTCTGTAATAATTACTCTATGCATTATCTCTGTATCAATAAGACAAGGCTTATCAATAATAATCTCACCAATCTTACGATCAGCTAAAAACTTTTCAAACTCTGGTGTATCTTGACCCATTTGACTTTGCGCTTTAAATTCGTGGTAATAGTAATACCCTTGAGCGTTCTTTTCAGGTAGGCATATCTCATCTTCTAATGTTTCAAAATAATCTAAACGACTCGCTCCAAGTACTGGATATATGATATTGTACCCTTGACTGTGTTCTCTATTCTGATCTATATCAGTGTGAGGAAACACATCTTTCTCTGTACTATCAGCAGTATTAAATCCAGTTGATCTAAACTGATAATGAGGATGTACCTTTCTGTGCTGAGATAAGATAGGATCATATATGGCTTCGTAGCCAGTGTCTTCACCTGTCATATTAAACTCTAATGAATAACTTTCGAATGGTGTCTTACCAAAAACATTAAAGTCCTCTCCAGCTCTCGCACCTTTTACTTTTTCATATAGATCGAGTAACAGTTCGTGTTGAGGATCAACGTCTACATATTCTGCAATGCCTGGTATCATAACACACCCTCAATAAACGGATCTTCATATTCTTTTACAAACACACCATCTTCTATAAGCATAGCATATCGTTTACATCTGATGCCCATATAATCACCAAAGTCAACATCTTTACCAATGTACTTACTAAACACAGCTAATGGATCTGCTACTGCGTCAATATCAGGGTGACCATGTAGCACATTCCATTCATGCATAACACTAGGATCATTAACTGCAACAAATACAACTTTAGCATCTAGCTTATCTAAATTCTTTGCAAAGCCTGGTAGATGTCTTTTAGTACATCCTGGAGTAAAAGCTCCTGGTACTCCACATAGTATAACTTTACCTTGTGGTAATGTATAAGGTACATAGTCATCATCTTTAAGTATGTATAGCCCTTTAGTGTC